ACTGAATATGTTCTTGAGCCTGACGATACTCATCACGCTTAGTCAAATATTCTTCTCTGTCCTCAGATTTGAGCCTTTCCCAATCAATATTCTGAAACTGTTGTAACCCTGCATAGTTAGTTTCAATTGCTTGTGCGACTGCACTAACGTACTGATCTCTTGCTTGCTGAGTCTGAGCAATTTCGTTCTGGTAGTTTTCTACTACCTGATCTATCTGCTTTCGATATTCTGCAAGTTGTTGAGTTTTCCTTGTATAATCTGACTGTCGGGAGTAACCTGCAACGAGTTCTTCTTCCGTGACTTCATGTTCCTCTCCGTCTACTGTAACAGTATAGAGAGTTGTCTCTTCAGAGTCGTCTTCAATTTCTTCTTCATCAGATTCTTCAGATTCATCAACCTCTTCAACTTCTTCAACATCTTCTTCAAGTTCGTCAGTTGGTTCATCTGAAACGTCCTCAGTTACTTCTTCAGACGGCGATGCTTCGTTTTCCTCTTCCGGTTTCTCTTCCGAGTCCATGAGTCCAAGTAACGCATCTTGAGCGGCTGCTAAACTTCCGGGGTCTTTAGGCAGACCAGCAGTCGGTTGTGGGTCTGTTAAGTTATCCACCATAATAATCTCCTATATTTGGTATTCCTTAAGTTTCTTCGCCATATCTCCTGTTTCCACAATGGAGGTTAGATGTAGGCGTATCCGTTCAAGGAGTCTTAATGATAACCAGATTTGTTCTCTGGCTTCTACTTCACCGACTCCTGAAGAACTCCAAGAGTCTAGTAAATTTTTTTCTAGCGTACTAAACGCTTCGTTAAACAACTTATCTGAGAGGAGGCGTCTAGCGTGTTCTTCTCTTAGTTCGTTACTCATATTT